ATAGTACATAATGTAATATCAGCATCTATAGTTACATTATTAAGAGTAAATGTAGTAGTAGAAGGAACCGTAGCAACAGTACTAACAACACCTTCTAAATCAGTATCACCCTGTACATTTGAGATTAAGACCCTATCACCAGCACTAAGCCCATGGTCAGTAGCAGTAGCATCAACTAATGTAGGATTCTGTCCAAAATTTTGAAATGTTTCATTATCAGCTTCACCAGTAACGAATGGCAATACCTTATTACTTACAGATGTATGACTATATTTTACAGTAGGATAATTAATCTCTGAATATTTACCTGTCTGCGAAAAAGCTGGTAACATATCTATAGTTCCATTCTCCAAAAAATATACTGGGTCTGTTGACGTAGGATAATTAATATCATCAGTATTATTATACATATCTTTTAAAGAAGATTGTATAAACCTACACTTATAATAACTAGGATTTGAACCTTCAGATGAAGCACTAACAACATCATATACTTTACCATTATTTAATGTATTTGGAGTCCCTACTGTAAATGTTACCTCATTCATACATATACCAACAAGATTATCAGGAAGCATATTGATTATCTCTTTAGCCCCATTAGTAAGCCATAAGTTTGTCATTGAAGTAAATGAAAGACCATCTGCAGCCTCATCAGTCATTACAGCATCAGTAGAACTACCACTACCAGCACCCTTATCAGCATTATACTGAGTCATAACCTGTATCTGCTCACCAAAAGTAGGTGCCCTTTCATTAATAGTTATAGCCATTACTTCTTCTTCTTAGCCTTACCTTTTTTACCTTTTTTCTTTTTAGGTGGTCTACCTCTTTTTTTCCCATATGTTCCAACACCTTTAGGCATAACTTTCTCTCCTCTTATTATTCATTTCATTGATAGATTCATCGATAGTCTGAGCACTAAACTCTACATCAGTCCTCTTACCTCTCTCAGTCCTCATCCACATATTCTGTGAGTACTTATCTCTAGAGGCATGCTTCCCGCAACCTCTACAGTAAAACCAATTCTCAGGATTAGGATTGGAACAATGAATACATTTAGACATTAGCCTAAATACTCAAAGCCAAATGTCAAAGTCATACTATCAGTATCTGTCAAGTCAAGCGTACCAGCATACTGTACGCATGCTACCCAGATACTTGTTTCTCCATCTGCTGCTTTAATAAATACAGGACTAGTCTTAAAATCAGAATCAGAATCTGTATATAAAAGACCATTTGCAACAGCTGTTGCTGTTGCTCCATCCCATTTTATCGCACCAATACATGATGCAGTTCTAAATTCATCAGCTGTAATATCTGATGCTGGGTCTGCAGCTGGTTCACCTAAATCCGTACTATTATCAAAAAATAAAAGCATTAAATCATCATCCGATGCCGCTCCTTCAACGAAAGCAGTCGCAGTATGTAATAAACTACACCCACCTCTTGAGGGAACTACACTTTTAAGCTCAGCTTTTGCAAATATAACATCACCTGCCGTATGGGCAGCAGCAACTAAATCTGATGGGCTTAATTTTACTAAATTTCCACCTGGATACATATCTTTTCTCCCACTTGTTAATTAATAAAATTTTATGGGATTCGGGGTAAGACTTTTATTGACTTACCCCACAGTTCCCAAAAACTGTTAATCCTTATTGATTCGGATTATGCAAATGGTGTAGCAACAGTTCCTTCAGAATATATAACTGCTTCTACTTGCCACATTTTATTACTCAGTCCAACAAGTTCAACTGTTCCAGAAATACCAGTTGTTCCACCATTCAATGTCATAACATCATCATCGGTTTCATCTGGAGCAAAAACCTTGCATTGTGCCGCTGTACCATCAGCATCTAACATAAGAGCATATCCACTTAATAAAGTAGTTGTTGCATCACATGTAACTGTATGATTGTTACTTGTAACACATCCAAAAACTATTTTAATTCTATCTCCAATGTTTGGTGCAGGTAAAGTAACAGCACATCCATCAGCGTCAGTAACGAGATAACAAAATCCGTCAGCTGCTGAAAAGGCTGCAGTTTTAGCTGAAAACTTCCATTTGTCTATTTGCTGACCATAGCTACCACTACTACTATTTAATACATCACTTCTCATTATTAAGCTCCTTCTATGTTAAATAGTGCATGAGTCTCTGGAAGGGTTATTTCTAGACCTGCTTCTGTAAGAATCAAGTCTTTCCGTAAATCTTCATCAGCGGACTGCACATTAGTAATAATATGAGTGTCACGATTAACGCCATTACCGACAAGAGGTCTGTATGATACATGGTCAAGGTCTACTAAAGCCATAAAAGTAGAAGCCAAACCTCTAAACAGAGGTTCTTTCACGAGAGTTAAATCTCCATGAACTGTTTCTATCTTCATAACCTTATGACCAAATGAACCCTTACCTGAATCAAAGTTATAAGCATACGGATTAGCAGAGTGACCCATTGAAGCATCAACAAATGCACCATCCCCTAACTTATTAAACAATGATATTACAGGAAGACTGCATAACGCTAACTTTGAAGAAGTTCCACCCCTTGCAGGGTCAAACACTACCTCTAAGTCAGAAAGAAAATTATCATATGTCATACTACCTGAAGCTATTGACTTATGATAAGCCGCTCCTGAAGTATATGATAACTGAGTTGTATCTGTAACAGGTGCAGCACCTTCAGCAATAATATGTCCTACTATACCTTCTGAGTAGTTCACACCACCAACTTGTGCACGCTGACCGAACAACATCGTTCTTTCAATATCAACTTTATGCTCTCTTAATTTAAGATTCCATATTCTTTGCCATTCATCACCATAGCCTTTGTAAACAGTAGCTCTAGCTGTATTAGACATCTCGCAAGCTGTTTTAAAGATTTGGGTATACCCATAATCATTTTCCAACTCTTCTGACCATACATCTGGAGCACCACTACCTTCAGCAAATGACGTTCCAATTACCTGACAATTAACAGCAGTAGATGAACCATCAATAGATACAGCACTTGTACTATTTTCTCTCAACCATCTAACTTCTATTTCAGTAGCTGAATTAACACTTGTAACAACGCATGTTGCTGCATTTGTTCCTTCACCCATACCTGAAACAGTAGACGATACCATTACCACCATGCCTTTAACAAGCCATCCTGATGAAGAAATAGTCATTGTATCTGTAGTATCTTCTGCTATTGCACCTAAATTACTTGAAGTTGTAAAAGTTCTATCTGTAATAGCTATCTTTGACCTATCTTCAAGGAATCTAAATGTACTATCTGTAACTGCTACCTTACCGACTTTAGACAAATATACAAAAAACGGAGACTCTTCTGGAGCTAAATCAGCAACCCTATCGCTAAAATCAAATAATCGTCTATCAGCAAAAGTTGTTGCACTCTTAGTTCCAGGAGTCGAATGTAGTACTTGTCCACTATTATAAGCCATTTGTACTCTCCTTATTTAGTTTTTATAAAACATTACTTCGACTTCCAGCATTCATAATGCTATCCCACATCTTATCCTGTTCATTCTTAGGTGAAGCTGCGGGTTGTCCGTTAAGGACACCTGCACTACGAGGTGCTGAACTCTGAACAGACCGTGTAGTTTCTACCGAACTTTGACCCTGACGTACTGGGATTCCCATATTATCCTTATACAGCTTTACCAGAGAATCTAATGGGACACTCTCCTTAGGCTGTGTAACGAATTGCATAAAATCCTTTACTTCATTGTCATTAAAGTTGTGCTTATTCTTAAGCTCATTAACGGTATTATTAACTACCAGTCGTTCCTGTACTTGCTGTGAATACTTTCCTAAGCTATGATTAATCCTGTCATTTTCCTGCTGTGCACGAAATTTATAAGATTTAGATTCTGGCTTATTATAAGCATCCCAAGGGTTAAACTCTTCTTCAGTTAATGTTATACGTCCATTGTTAGGTTTTTGGACATTTGCCTGTTGTGATTCCTGTGCTCTTACATACTGCTCTACTGCACCTTCCAATTTGGATTTGTCAGCATGAGTCTTATCATACATGGACTGCCACTTTCTGGCTTCTTCTTGCCAGTCTACATGCTCAGTCTCGCTTTGAGAATCACCGTCAGCAACTGGAAACTCTCCCAATTCCTGACCTTGTTCGGCAACATCTTCTACATAACCGCTTTCGTTAACACTACCATCCTGATTATCAGCATTATAATCGGTGGATTTTGCTTCTGCTTCCATAACGTCTCCTTTTATGATGTCACGAATTCATCGAGTGGGACTGGAATTCCCATGGAGTCAGCCTGATTTTTCATCTCAGACTCAACTTCCTTTGTAGAATTACGCAATCTCTCTGATTCGAGCTGCACCATATTAGCTATTTTACTTGCTTTCACTTTATTGTCGGCTTTAGCGTCTGATAAGATATCGTGCAAGCGAGATTTGAATTTTCCAACCTCAACCTGTTTACGACTACTTACAGACTCCCTTTCCGCTGTTTGAAGGTCTCCCTTCAATTTTTTAATTTGCTCTTGAGCACCCTGTACCTGCTGTGTCAATTGAGCAATTTCACTCATACGCTGGAGTACACCAGCCTTATCAAATATTTCTGGATTCTTCTTCAAAACTTCTGTCCTATCTATTAATCCCATCTTATAGGCTTCTAAATATACACTAAACTCAGCCCACTTGGAAGTAGGAAGTGTAGACCCTGGTACAATTCTTATATCATGCTGCCAAATATTATTCCTATCACGCTTGATATCTGCAATAGTTCCAACTTTATCATCATATAGGTT